GCCCGGTTTGGTGGCTCAGAGTCTTGAATGGGAAGAAGCGCGCACGTATCTGACCACATTTGGTTGTGAGAAGATGGTGGCTGGTGATTACGCTAAATTTGATAAGCGGATGCCAGCTTCAGTGATTCTTGCCACCTTCCGCATCATCGAAGATATCTGCCGTAAGGCAGGTTATTCTGATGATGATTTGAAGGTTGTGCGTGGAATTGCGTACGATACTGCTTTCCCTACCGTTGACTTTAACGGTGAGCTGATCGAGTTCTTTGGGAGTAATCCTTCGGGACACGCTCTCACTGTGATTGTCAATGGTCTTGCTAATTGCATCTATATGCGTTATACATATTTGGTGCTCCGTCCGATTGCGTGTAAACGTGATTTTAAGGAACTCGTGAAGCTGTTGACGTATGGTGATGACAACGCTATGGGCGTACATGATGATGCTGGGTGGTTTAACCATACTGCTATTCAACGTGTGCTTGCTGATGTTGACATTCAGTACACGATGGCTGATAAGGAAGCGGTATCCGTGCCGTACATCCATATCGATGACGTGAGTTTCCTGAAAAGGACCTGGCGTTTTGATAGTGATGTTGGTGCGTATGTTGCCCCCTTGGACCGTTCGTCAATTCATAAGATGTTGACGGTTTGTGTCCAGAAGGGTAATGTGTCACCTAAGTGCCATGCCATGCAAGTGATTGGGACTGCTATTCGCGAATACTTCTTCTATGGGAAGGAGGAATTCGAGACGGCGTCTGCGATGCTGCAAGAGGTGGTGAAACTTGCAGACCTTGAACTTTATGTTGAAGGGACCACTTTTCCGTCATGGGATCAACTTGTGACGGATTTTTGGGAGCGGTCTAAACATGTCCGTTCTCGCACGTAAGTGCATTTTGACCGACATGTCATAAAACTGTCCGGTGGCTTTAGCCACCGTTAAGGTGTGGTGTACCTAAAACACTATTTGGCGTGGGCCTACTACCCACGCCATCTTACCTCATAGTTTCCAAAATTCAAAATGAGGCGTCCGGCCGACGATCCGGACAAGGTAGTGTGACAAGACCTTTTTTGTCACCTGGTGCGGAGTCAGTCACTCCGTGTTCTTCTGCCTCTGCGGTTACGTGTTCCACGTGCTGTCAGTGGCAAGTGCAAGCTGAAGTAATTCTAGGAGAGACTCCTGGAGCTGCTATCAGTTCAACAAAAGAGACAGTAACATTTAATGATGCTGTTTTAGGGGAAGTTAGTGGTCTTGATATTAGGACTTCTGAAGTTTCCTCTATTGATCAGACTGAGAATATCGACTTTGTGAAGTTTTTATCGCGACCTGTGAAGATTGGCACGTTTACGTGGCAAGAATCAGATGCGGTAGGAACTTCACATACTTTTAACCCGTGGAATCTGTATTTTACAGACCCACGGGTGAAGTATAAGTTGAATAACTTTGCCTTCATCCAGTGTAAACTGAAGATTAAGGTGCTGATTAATGCATCCCCATTTTATTATGGTCGGATGTATATGGGGTACCAACCCCTTCCTACTCTCACTCCGAGTACTATTACGAATGACTCTGGGACTCGGTATTTGATACCGTATTCCCAACGTCCTCATATTTGGATTGA